ATCTCTATTCCTCTATAGGGCTGAAGGGGTGGCTAGCCTAGCTCCATTAATTCCATAGGGCTTTTCGGCTCTGGCGGCGCTACATAGCCATGCTTTGCGGCATATAACAATGCGCTATCTCTAGCAGATTGCCGAATTGCCTTTACTGTCTCTAGTAGCTTTTTGTCATCAATTCCATGCTGTCTAAATAACATATCTAATTCATCTTCCATTCTCACTCTCCATATAATCAGTAATGTGGTGGGCTATCTCTTATCTGGTGAAGCGGGGATTAGCTACACCTTCGGTAAAGGGCATAGGATTGGAAAGTGTTTGTTCACACATATCTCTACGGGCCTCCCGTATCTTTCCTCTAACTTTCCGCAGTAAGTGCGAAAAGAATTAATTTCATCTTTTTTGTGATGGATACACTGCTCACAGTGTTCAAGAATATTTAGTTCGTCAAGTTGTCTCATGGTGTTACCGTCACTCTACTAATCTCGCCTTTTTCTTTATCATAAGTGATTGCCAATGCGCCTCTTTGAGAATGCTCAAATCCTCTAGCACCGTAGGCATCTCTAGCGTTTAATGTGGGGTGTCTCTCTATCACCACTCCAGACACCTCTACTACTTCTTTGGTGTGGTAGTGTCCTGTACTAATGTAGATATGCTCAGTGTTAGCCATCTGACCACGGAACCTTGGCTCAGAAAAGAACTTCCCAGCCAGCCCCCTAATCTTAGTTAGGTGTCCATGATGCCATCCCAAGAAGACATTGCCCCAAGTAAATGAGTAGTATGGGAACACACTATCATCTACAGTGACCCTCTTGTTCTTTTTAAATGCCATCTTCATTATGGCTTGCAACCAGACAGACCCAGTCAAATCGTGATTACCCTCGCACATTACTACATGAACGTGCTTATGCTTATGCAATAGCATTTCTACCGCCCTTACACAGGTTTCTACGGCGACTTGGACTAACTTAGGGTATCTACCATCTGAATCAAGAACGTGCCTATTTAGGGGCGTTACAGAGGTCAAACCGTCCCAGTGGAGAAAGTCTCCCATTTGAACGAATACTGCCTGTTCAGAGTCTGGGGTTCCGTTAATCATATCCCCAAATGCTTTGTATAGAGTATCCTCTGCTATCTTAATATCCCAGTCAGCACCAGTCTCTTCGTTCCAAGAATATGCGCCTATGTGGTAATCAGTGATTGTGTAAACTGAGCATAAATCTGCATTAACTTTTTTAGGGGCTTTGACTACGGGCCAGGGTTTTATATTCTCTTTGAGGTTGTCACATAACTCCCTCATCATTTCTTCTTGTCTTTCTTTATCTACCTCTGTCTTGACCCATTGAATTTTGGCATTTCCGTCAGAGTCAAGAAGTGTAGACTTGCCTTTTAATTTATATCCGTCAGGTATGTGATTGTCTGATTTTTGCCAGCCTTTCTTAGCTGCGTTACTTTCTACTAATTTCTTACACGCTCTTACATTATAATCATTACATCCAAGTTCCTTTGCAGCAGCAGCAGAAGTTCCAAATTCTATCCATGCTGAAATGTATTCTTTTTGCTTATCTGATTCGCAATACTCTAATAGTTGCGGGTCTGGAGTTGCCCTAGCATTTACATTATCCCATTTAGTGCCCATATCTATTCCTTAATCGGCTTCAATGTGTCGAAGTAAAGGCCATTCATTAAGCAGTCCCTTGCCCTTAATGACCTAACTCTTAAATCTTGTGCTGTATCAACATTTTTTCCTATGAACATGGTTTGGTAAAAAGCAAATCTTCTGGAAAGAAGCTCAATACTAAATTCCTTAGACATCAAAGGAAAACCACTGTTAATAATTTCTCTTATGTCTTCTTTTTGATTAGACGCAAGAAGGTATGGCTTGTTCTTTTCTATGTATGATATTTCTTTATTAGTAAACGCCTTCCTACTCTGATTAAGATTCTTAATCTCGTATGGGGTTAGCTCATCAGTCAAGGATTCTTTAACCTTTTGTCTGTCAAATATCCTGAGCTTTAGTATTTTCAAGGTATTCTCCTTTTGCCTCTAAAATAAGTCCATCCTTGGCGCAAAAGTTTTGCATCCAGTCCAGGAAAAAAGTCATCTCCCCTACTGTCCAGTTAGCAGAACTTGTAACCTCTGCCTTCTCGCCTCCCTCTGGGTTTTTAATAAACCTTAGAAGGAACTTCTCTTTAGTGTCAGTGTAACACTTAGTTTTAAGCCACCGATTCATGCCCTCATACATGGCATCATCAATGTCTTCTGTCTTCCAGTTATGCTTTGCAGCTTCTCTTATCCAAATAGCTTTGAGGGCTTTCTGAGACAGGGAAGAGAGGGTGAAGTCCTCCACCTTCATCCCCCCGTCAGAGTAAGCTATGTTAGCAAAACCAGTCTTTTTGATTAGCTTATCAATGTCCTTAAAGATTTTCTTTAAATCTGAAAGGTCACTAGCTACCGCAGATACTGGCATATATCCTCCGCTTTATAACCCATTGCCTCACAAACACTAAAGAATGTAGAACACCTCATATCTTTCCTATTCAGCATAGCATTGTAGTTAGATGAAGCCATTCCAATATCTTTAGCGATTTTGTATTGTGAGACTCCAGAAGATTCGTGGAGACTCCTTAGCACATTCCCAAAATGGTCTACCACGGAACATCCTCGAAGCTATCAGTAGATTCAGGGGCTTTAGCTTTAGCTTGCTTCTTTTCAAAAGAAAAACTAAGCACTGGTCTTTTGGGATTATCTGAAGTGTCGTTCTTCCAGGCACTCACTAGATAGTCAGTCCCTCCTATGTTGCACTCGCCTTTTAGTGCTGGTGCTTTAGGGTTATCGGTTTCATTCTTCCAAACTGCACCTCTGTTAGTGTTATCGTATTGCATTTATTCCTCCGAATATGTATTGACTAATTTTTCAATTTCATCCACTACTTTTCTTAGAGTTTCATCAAGGCAAGATATAAAATATTCGTCTCTATCCACTCTAACTATCAAGGGCTTCATGTCTGGATGGTATGCCATGAAGTCCCACCACTTCCTACCAGTGATATACATACAGCCTTGAACCTGCTGAAAGTATTTACTGGGCAATTTACCACCCCTCAAATAAGATACCATAGTACCTCCCAGAGGGGCTTTAATTTCCAAGCCTCCATCGTCACCAATCAAACCATCTGGGCTTGCACCAGCTTGATAATCATCATGAAGACAAAAGCCTACTTCCTGAACTTGGTTCCCAGTCTCTATGATGTACCTGTCTCTAGCGTAGGGTTCCAACTCAGTGCCACGTTGCATAGCATCAGTTACCTTTACATAAGTAGATTCACCTGTAATAGCCTCTGCTACTAGCGCATCAACATAAGCCTTGGCCTGAGTTGACGGTGTTCCGTTTATTTTTAAAACTTTAGAAAAGTTAGAGGCAGACGGTACTCCCAATCTAGCTTTTAACCACTCCTCACTACCTTGTTCGCAGTCTATTAATCTCATCTTCCCATTGCCCTTTCGCCATCATCGTCATCATAGGCCCGTAATCCACAAATGGATTGCAAACCATACCGACGCGCATAAGTAATCGCAGCAGTGCCTTCTTGTGGCTTAGGACTCGCTATAGGCAAAGTGTAAGACTCTTGTATCCACTCACCCGAATCGTGCATCAGGATGGTTGTAACGCCTACCCCTCGCTCCGTAGACACCGGATGCTGTGAAAAGGACAGGTAATTTTTATTCAGAATTGGCGTAACACAGTCAATAATTGACTCAATATTTGCGTATTTAGATTTAAAAAATGGATTGGATTGGTCTTTTTTAACCGCCTCCATCTCGCTTTGTGCCTTTCTAAAAGCTGGCGCAAAATGTCTTAGTGATTCGCTAGTTTTCATTTTTCCTGCTCCTCTTTCAAAAAAGCATTAACAGTAAATACGTTTCCTTCGCTATCTCCGAAGTAATATTTACTGACAGTGAATGACCTATCTTCTGTATTAAGAATTTTAGTCTTAATATCTATATCCACAATATCGTGGATATTTAAGCTGCTTAGTGTGCTCATTTTGCTGCCTCCATCTCTGTCAGATAGTCTATTCTTTGCTCTTCGGCATATTCTTTTGAGTAGTTGTCTTGCCACTCCTCCAGAAGCCCTTCAAAAGCCAAATCATCCAGAATGTAAGCTAAGTATGACTTCATGCCTTTTTTTACCATGCCTAAATATTTTAGGTTTGCCTCAAAGTCACCGTTCACTGCCTTAGTAAGCAGTATCTGAGCTTCTGCGGCATCTTCAATGTGATGATTCACCTCATCCAGGAAGCTCTCATCGTGACTGAGAATGGTTAGCTCCTCTTCCACATTTTTGTCTTCGATGTCTGCGTAGCCGTTTTTGATAACGTAGTCAGCAATATTTTTTTCTATGTAGTCAGTTAATTTACTCATTGTTTTTCCTCCTATGGAATTTAAATTATTATTGATAATACTATTTTTGTCAACAGCTAAAACTCAATTTGTTGAATTATTTTCTCTTCAGTGTTTTCTTCTTTAATATCAAACACTTGGTCTATTTTGTAGTCCATTGCCCTGCCCTCCCTGGACACAAATTGCAGACTTTGATGATGATAAAGTCCTACTTTACCTTCCCACCGACCATGCCTTTGCTTCGAAATGACGGTTAGCTGGTCAAATGTTTTATCAAAATATTCCTGCTCCTTCTCATCTAATTGACCAAGTTCTTTTAGTGATTCCCTTTTCTTATTGGCCCAGCAGATAACTAGGTTATCAACTAAGTCAACTAGGGCACTTGAGCCTTTGACATCAAACTTTGTAGGGATGTATTCCTCACCCGCGCTCTGGGGCTTTCTCACGTGAGAGACTAAATGGATGTGAGTATTTAAGTGTTTTGCCGACCAAGCCAGCCGATTGATAATGTCTGCCTCACCCTCTCGGTTCTCCACACCAATGCCACACTTAGCTAGGGAATCAATCATGATATGGTCACACTTTAAAACTTGGCCGCAGTAATTAACAAAGCCTAATATTTTCTCAGTCTTAACTGAGTCTTTCAAGTGACGCAATAGCAATTTTCTTGCCTTGGCACATCAGCGATAGAGCTACCTGACCTAATACCATTGATTTTTTGTGGCCATTCATACCAGCCCACAATGTGACCTCGCCAGCCCGCAGTTTGAAACGCTGACTTACCTTGCTCCAGGGCAATAAGTCACCGGACAATTCGAGGTTCTTTGCCCTCTCATGTATCTGCTCACGCCAGAATCCAGCATGGTGTATCTCTTGGGCTTCGGCTTCGCCTATGATGGAAATATAGTCTCTAAAATCCACGTTATGGGGGATATTCAAATTATTATCTCCCTTGGCTTGAATTCTTTATCTTCTCTGCGGTTTCTTTTCCACGTTCTAACCGCAGCTTTCCAACTTTTCATATGAAGGCCAGTGCTTAGCTGCCAGCCCCTTGCTTCGTAATAGTCACAGAAATGATTACCATCAAGCGAAAAGCCTATTTGCTGTGCATACTCCTCAACCTCATTAGGTTTGGGTCTACTAAACACTTTGGTATTGGTAATGGTCTTGGTCTTGGTATTGGTAATGGTAGCATTGCCTTCGCATTGCGTTCGCATTGCGTTCGCATTACCACTGGATTGCCATCGCTTGTTTGCTGATTCTCTGGCCTTGATAGACTTCTCTTGGTACTTGGCAATCTCTGCATCGGCGCGTGAACTGTGCCAATGCTTGTCAATTAGCGTGAAAAACTCAGTAAGCACATATTGAATGGCTTGGGTATCGTCTAGCCTAATGCGCTTGGACAGAAATTCGGAATCATCTGGTAATGGCTTTTCGTGCAGATAGTAGTAATCCAGCAATCGCCGATACGTTATATCTTCAATCGGGGATAAATGGTCTGTATGCGATTTAAAATCGCCAATATGGAACGGATAGAAGTTCATAAATCTCTCCAAGTAAGTCTCTCCATTAGAAAGCGCCAGCAGGGAGAGTGGCTGTTTTCACTACGGGAGCTACCCGCAGCTAGGCGCTAGCACATAATATCAAGTGCTGTGCTGGATAACTAGTTAACGCAACAAAACTGCAATTGCAGTTCCTATCATAAATTGAATGATAAAATCCCAACTGGGATTTTTATGCCCCTAAACTATTGACTTAACTATGTAAAGGACACAAATTTATATTTTTTGTCCGAATTATCCTAGAGTTCTTAGCTTTGCTTGAATTAGGGCTTGTTTATCAACTTCATTTAACCGCTCACCCTTGTCGCGCCTAGCTTGAGCAATGGCAATTATCATGTCATCAATGGCTTTCTGCTCAGTATTAGACCGCCACATAGGGCGATAGCTCTCTTGTTCATCTGGATACAATGCAGACCAGTCCAACGAAATAGACTGAAGCACGTCCAATGCCCCGCATCCACCATGGCAATGAATCAACACGCGGTTCCCGCCCTCAATCTCAGTTACTGATAGACTGGGTGTTCCGTCATCATGTGCAGGACAACGAGCAATCCATTTGCCAGTGCCAGTTTTTCTGACCATTTCTAGCCGTTCTAGCAGCTTTTCAGCCTTCATGTTTTACCCCTATGGTTGGTATTACTTTTTGCTTAACGTGCCTGTATGGGCCTCTAAGGGCCTCACACGCGCAATAAACGAGCCTGTTGTAGTATCTGTTCACCCAACAAAGGATGAACGCAGTTTCTAAGCACTTGCGCGGGACAATGGTTTTTCTTGTAGTAAATGTTGCTATCGTATTCTATGCCCAACCAATTTTTGAGCTTTTTAGAACCCTCGACAGTTGTTAGATTAATAAAGTTGTTCGGTTGTTCTACTTCCTGCGCTTCAAAATCGAAGTTAGCCCAGAATCTGTGCCTTCCAACAGACTGTGTCGGCTCTATCAAGGGCTTGTAGTAGGGTGCTACGTTTTCCACCACGTACAAGCCGGTAGCGTGTTTCTCAAGGTACATAATTTCCTCATATAGTGAGAGGTCAGTGTATCTAGGCTTCCTGTTCTTTCCAGATATAGCCATTCGGCTATGAGTCTGACAGGGCGGAGATGACCAGATAAAATCGTAATCTCCTAAATTGCAGTTTTCCAGGAAAACGTGGGCATCAGCGCGATGTAGCGTATCGTTTGGAAAAAAACGCTGATATTGGTCGGCTATGTTGTTCTCTAGCTCAACCGCTGTAACTTCGCAGTCATCCCAATGCCAGCGATTACCGCCGAGTCCTGCGTATAGGTTTAATATTTTCATGCCGAGCACTCTATTACATCGTCCGTCAATATGACCTTTAGGGGCTTTTCGTGGTTCATAATTCGGTCAATTAATCGCATAGGCATTTCAATAAATTCTGCAAAATCATCGCCCCCAATTTGCGTATCCTCGCCCCATCCGTCTGCGTAGCAAGGCTTTTGCTTTTCCCCGTTAGAAGGCATCAGGTATACGCCTTCATCCTTGACTAGCCAAACGCCTCGCCTCTCTGATGGCCCCTGACAGTATGGTAACTGGCAATTATTCTTTAGAGACGTTTTAACTACCGCTCTCAACTGTTTACTGCTAAATGTAAATTGCATATAACCTCCTATATATTAATAAAAATAATCGTTGTAATGAACACGGCAAGAACGCAACATAAAAAAGCGTAGATGCCTTCCTCTATTTGCTCTTTTCTTTTGTTATTCATTGTTAATTATCCTCTTTAAATTTGCTAGATTGTTGAACTCTCTACTTAAAACAGATGCAGCTATTTCGGATAATTCGTCATTATCTAAGTCAGAGCGTAAATTTTCATATGCCACAAGCACTAATGCTCTTAGACTTTCGCATTCACTTTCACTTACACTAAATGATATTTTCATGGTATAATTCCCCTTTCCCCTATGGATTAGCCCCCGTAATTTGGGGGCGTTCTTTTACAATTTATAAATAGCCAATCTTTTCATCTGTTTCATCAAAGATGGCAATCTTTGCTTTGCCTGTAGAAGCTTCAATCTCTACGTGATATCGCCATTCTTGGTCATCCAGTCTGTCGCTGATTAGTGGTTTATTCATGTTTCCCTCACAGTATCGGCTGTTTGTTCATTCGCACCGTCACGTTATCTGGCTCTAGCTTCCATTGCTTGGCTAATTGCATCTTAATTGACGCTAATTCAGGAGTGCTTGGTTGATATGGTTTAGTGCCCGCGAATTCGCAAAGCTTGGACCATGTAAGGTATTTTGTTTCGCCGTTATCTGTTATCTCGAAGTCAATCATGCTTGCTCCCCTTGGTTAGCCCTATAGGTCGGGTAATTTCTGATTTTACTTTGTCGGTTTTCGTAATGTCTTTCGCGGAATTTAAACTGTATTTCACTATCTGCTAGTGCTTTGCATAGTATGCTCGCGTCGCAATCTTCTTCTAGGTAAGCGTAGTCGCCTAGCATATAGCTATAGGTACTTATCCTTTCGGCTATGCCTAGATTGCTTAAAATTCCTTTGTGGCATTTAATCCAGCCATGACCGGAATCACTAATAAAATCAAATGTTTTCATGCGTTTATCCCCTTGCTATTATGTTGTTAAGCTGGCTATAGGTTTCCGGTGTAAAGAAAAAGTTTGCTTTGTCCATAGAGGCTAATCGTTTTGCTATACTCCCGCCTTTACACTTGAGCGCGCCTAATCGTTTCCGGTCTAAGAACCTTAAGTCTGTTTGGTCGAAATTTAATAGATTTTTAGGTACAGGAAACTCGCCTTTTCGTTCGGCAGTATTAAAGGCAATCGCTACCCTGTGCCCGTCTTTAATAGCGCGGCCCGTTATTTCAATAGATTTACGACTAAAAGCCGAGCCACTATAGGTTAGGTCATAGTTATTTAGTCTATTGCTTGTTAACCTCTTGTAGACTTTCGTGTAATCGTAAAATCTGACTTGCGGCATTGTTTTAATAAAATCGTTAAAATCAATATCGCTGGTTCCGTTTAATCTGATAGCAAGCTGTTTGCCATGTTTACGGTATAGACTGCTAATTTCTTTTCTAAGCATTGCATAGAATCTATTTCTGTCTAATAGGTAGATTATTGTGCGTCTGGTCGCCGCTCTTTGTCCGGTGGTCATTCCTAACTGACCGCTAGATATGAGACAGTCTTTAAGGCAGCCGCCTATTTTGGCTCCAGCGCATAATGTTTTGATTGCTATTTTATCGGCTGGCTGTAGATATAGGATAGAAGTGTAATATCCTTCCTTCTCGCCTTTTTCTACTTTCAAGCTGCTACCCAAAAGCTTATTAGATGAGTTTATATAGTCTAGATTATCGATTGCCCATTGTTTGGCGTTATCGTTAATTTCTTTGCTTGTTTGAATCTGCTTCGTTGTAATCATTATCTAATCTCCCCTCGGTTATAGGTATTTAGCCAGCTCTGTTTCAATTTCTTTGGTAGCTCTTGCTGACATAGATGAGCGTAGCATTGCCTGCAAGTATCTTATAGCTGTTTCACGATTACCTACAGTGGCGTGTGCTGCTACTATCTGAAAGTGTTTTTTATGCTGTTTCATCATTTTTCTATCCCCTTTTGTTATTGGTCTGCCTAAGCAGTGATATAGATACTATTGTATATAATAGCTATTGTAAACAATTATTTTAGCTTTTTTTGATTAGCCGATTGCCTATAGATGAAGGTAGATTGATTGGGTATTAGGTGCTGTATTGAATGGGGTATTGGTAGCCATATAAACTCTCACACTACTACTGTATATCCATCCAGGCTGTACGTTTATACAGTGCTTTCGTAGAACGAGCGTTCGTTCGGTGAGTTGGGGTGCTGAAATGGGGGCGGGGAGGGGGCTGGCGTGTCGTAATTATTATAGTGCCCACCCAAATTTGCAAAAGGCCAATTTAAAAAAAGCGACAAAATAGTATTTTTATCAATAAGTTATACTTTTTGGTATTTTTCGCTAAATATTGGTATTATTCGCCAATGAGTGATTTAAAGACATTAGATAGTATTAGTGAAGAAGAACCTAAACGGAAGAGGGGTAGACCTCGTAAGCCTGATAGGTTGCTAACCAGGCAACAATGGGAGGATGAGGGTAAGAAGGCTAAAGGTAGACCTAAAGGTATGAGGACTGCCATTAAGAAGCTTGAGGAACGCCTCCTATCCGCTAATAGGATAGAACACGTCATAGATGCCATTGTTAAAGCTGC